TTGATATCTCTGGGTTCAAATTCTCTAATCATTATTTCTTACCCCATCTAATATCATTAAGTGTTTCATGACTATATTCCATTGCAAAGTCTGTTGGATGTTCTCTTTGAAAGTTGCCAAGGTTTGTTCTTCTTGCGTTTACCTTTTCAAAGTTTGAAAATTGACTATCTACCTGTAGTGTTAGTTCTGCCGTATCCTGTGCGTCAGTGATTGAATAACCTGTAATCTTGCCCTTAAAAATTAGTATAGGGCCATCACCTGCACTATCACCAATAAGTGAATCAGTACCTTGATCCCATAATGCTCTATAAATTGTAACCTTTTGATTAATCTGTGCGGACTTGGCAAATAGTGTTATATTATTGCTTTCCAATGCACTTAGACTAATTGCAATGCTGGTAATTCTTAATTCTGAATTTTCATTTGATTCTGAGATACCTAAAAAATTACCCTGTGCTTGATATATGTTGCTACCAGCATCAGGTGCAGTATCACTATCCCAATTGATATCAAAAGGTGCGTCTGTGTAATAAACAGCGTCTAATCCATTGTATGCAGAACTTAATCCTATTTCGACAAGAACAAATGAAACAAGAGCATCTCTTGCCAACGCTGTTTGTGTTACATCTGCTAATTGCCTTGTCATTAAATAACCTCTTCAACATCTAATTCATACTCTACCAACCCATCAGTTCTATATGCAAATTCTTGTAGGTCATTTGTAATAATCATTCTAAAAGGAACACTATCACTGGTTACACCTTCACCACTACTATCAGATGTTGCAACAGCAGTCACTAGATTGGGTTGAAAATTAATTGTTGCATTTCCTGATCCATCGGCAACAACATCTTCTGTGACCATGTATACTTTGGTATGATTGTAAAAACGTATAACATCACCCGCTTTAAGTATTGTGCCACTGGTTGAATTTGATTGAATATCCACGCTTGTATCACCTGCACTTGCATCTGCTGTGACCGTAATTGTTTGACCTGCTACACCTGTTGTATAACTTATGGTTGGAATAATAACATCAAATTCATTTAGCATACCTTGACAACGTGCAACAAATGCCATAACAGGTTTAAATTCTGCTAAGGTCATTGGAGGAAATTGTAATGTTCCTCTGTACCTAGTTGTTGAATTTGTTGCTCTAATAATTCTACCACTTGCCGCTTCAGTTTTTTTAGTTTGTGTTTGTTGTCTAAAACGTGCTGTTGTAAATCCGTTATCTACTGGAAAAAATCCTATGTATGCCATTATGCTGTGACTCCTGTTCTACCACGTGTGTTCATTGCTTGATTAATTATACCAACAATGGTTGAACGTCTTTCAACTAGGAGTTCATCAAAACCTCTTGCGTCCGTGGTTGTTATGTTAAAGTTAACGTTGACTCCTTGATTTCCAAATGCGTCATCATTGCTAATAATTCTGCCGGCATTAGGACCCATTTGTAAAATTTCAGGTCCTCCTTCTCCTACCAAATATGATTGTCCTGGACCAACCGGACCACCTTTTTCTCTTGGTCCTGTATATTTCTGTGATCTAATTGCCGCTATCTGTGATGCTGTTGCCGCAATAGCAAGTCCTGCCATGATAGCACCACCAATTGGTCCACCAAACATACTACCAAATTTGTATGCGGCAACCACTGATGCTTTGGCATTAACCAATGCTTCTGCTATTGCTAATGCTTTCATTATTTGGAATGCTTTTTCATTTTGTTGTGCAACGACACCAAGCATATCCTTGGAAAATCCTACTGCTGTTCCAAGTCTTTCTTTTTGTGTCATATTTTGGAAATCTAGTGCTTCAAATTGACCATTTTTAATCAATTCAATATTCTTACGAATATTTGCCTTTTCGTTTTCCAGTTGTCTTCTATGACTATCTAATTTAATTTTTTCAATTGCTCTGGCACCTTCTTCTTCTGTAAGGATTTTTTCTTTGATACCATCTTCAATTGTTTTAATTTGTTCTGCTTGTCTTACTTTTTCAGGATCAAAACGTTCCATACCAGCAAGACCTAAACTACCAACAACATTTTCTACATCTTTTTGAAGTTTTTCTAATTCTTTTTGTTTTTCTAATTGTCTATCAAGTTCAATATTTTTTCTAATGGCATTTTTAACAGAATTTAATTCTGCATCTGCAACTTCTCTTGCTAATTTTCCTTGTTCAACAAGTGCATCCGCTTGTTTTTGAAGTTCACTAAATTTTATTTTTTCAAGTTCAACAGCAAGTTCTTGATCAACGGTCATGCCTTGAATTTTTTGTTTTTGTTTTTCAATGCTTTCTAATGTTTTATCAACCGTTGATTTAAATGTTGCTTCTTCAATATTTTTAGAACCAGTTGCTGTAATCAACTTGTTCATTTGTTCTTCTTGTGCTTTTAATGATAACCCTGATTGTTCAAGTTTGCTAAGATACTCTTCTAGGATTGTTCTGACATTACCCCAAGTCTCCGGTTGTTTTTCTGCTTCCGCATTTAATTCTGATAAAGGTGTTTTAAGTCTTTCGGCCATAGCATTAAATTCGGCGATATTTTTATTAGCATTTGCTAATTTGTCATCACTTAACAATCCTAACTTGTCTAATATCCAAACAAGTCCTTGGTTAAGTTTTGCAAAACCCTGTAATAGATAACCTAGACCTTCTCTAATAGTATCAAATACAGCACCAAACAATAACACAAGTAGTTTACCTCTACGACCTAACAAGAAGAATCCTATGATACCTAATTCTCTCATTCCTTGAGGTAGACTACCAATAAAATCAATCAGTCCACCCATTGCTTTAGCAACCATTGCAAACACTGGTACAACAAAATCAATTATATCTGCCGTGCCTCTTAGTGCCGAAAGTGTTATTTCAATAATCTTTTGTCCTGCTTGTGCGGCAAATTGTTCAATACTACCAAATGATTTTTCTAGTTCTGTATCAAGTGTTTTAAGTGCGGCCTTGGCAAAATCAAATAATCCACCCTGTCTACCAAGTGCCAATTGGAACTTGAATAGTTTATCTTGTATCATTGAAGTAATACCATCAAAGGAATTTGCTAATACAAGTGTGGCATTACCAAATGGTCCATCAGGTCCAAACACTTCTTCAAAACGTTTACGTGTTTCTTCTGCTGTGACCGTTGCACCATTTTGGAATCCAAGTAGTGCTCTAACACCTCTTTCACGGAATATTTCCGCCGCCGCTATACCACCACTGAATGATCTTTGTATCTGCTCAGATGCTGTTTGGAAATCAATACCTGTGACCGCGGCCACGTTTCCTACAATACCTAAGTTCTTACCAAGTTCTTCTGCGTCTTTGGATATAACAGCAAGGTTGCCGGCACCTGCTTGAATTTGTTGAAGTGTAAATGGAACTTTGGAAGCGTAGTCTAATAAAACATCAAATGCCTTATTACCCTCGTCTACACTACGGAATAAAAATTGAAATCTTAATCCTAATTGTTCAACTTCTGAACTTACTTGTAGGATCTTTTTTATTCCAAAGGCCGTTCCTATAGCGGCACCAACTGCGGCAACCTTAGTCGCAAGACCACCGAAACCTCTATCAAGGTTTTTTACATTTTTGTTTAATCCGCCTAAACGCTTGTCTATATTACCAAGCGTCTTAGATACTTTATCTACGGCGCGGATTATTAACGTTTGTTCTGCCACTTTTCATTGCCTCCGCTTCCATTTTGAACCATGCGGCCCAAATGTTTATTTCTAGGACGGTGAATTGCAATACTTCTTCTATGCTTTTCCCCAACTCCTTTGCTATACGCACAATGAGTTGAAGTTCAACGTCCTCTTTTAGTTTTTTTCAACGGCCTCATAATCTGAGGTTGCTGAATTTAGCACCGCGGCAACTCTCATTAAAACACTAGGATCAACTTCGTTCATTAGTGTGTTTTTGTCAAATTTATTAAACATTGGTTTTCCTTCTGGATCCAATGCTTTCATAATAACACTTTCAACTAATGCTTCTACCGTTTTACCTGCTTGTTGTAGTTCAATAATTTTTGATTCTACAGCAAATGGATGTGCACCTTTAAAATACACATCTGTTTTCCATTCAGGAACAGAAATCTTCTGTAATTCGCCTGAAAGTTTACCTTTAAAGTGCGTTCTTGCGTTTTCTAACACATTACTCATATTTTATATCTCCTTCTAGATATCTCCCTAACGGTAGGCCCTAGTATACCTTTAGGTGCTTGTTTTGAGCGGCCCTTTTCCAACAAGTCAATATAGGGCACGCGGTTGACTATACGCTTTTCTTTATAAGCGTTTTCAAGGCGCCAACCTCGTCTTGCTTGTCCCTGGTCTATTGGTGTCTTACGAACAGCAACAGACTTAATATCTTCCGCTATGGTGGTCATCAGTGCATCTTTTTCTCGTTCAAGTTGCCTCATGGCCTGACGTGTGCCTTTAACACGTATTTCTAACATTACAAATCCTTATGCACTATAAGTTGTAATATCTAATGCTCCAGTTCCCTGGAAGTTTACCGTTGCAGTTACTAGGTCATCAAATGATGCTGTTCTAGATACTGATGTTACAAGAATGTTTCCCACAAACTTGTTGCCGGCACTTGCTGATGGGTAAAATTCAACCCATAAAGCACTATCATTATCTGGATTAAATGAATCCAATGCATCATGACTATCATCATAAACAACTTCCATTGATCCTGTAAAAGAATGTAGTCCGTGTTTATAAGTTCTTGCCGCGTCGCCCATGGTCGTGTCTTCAATAACATCTTTAGTATGTTCAACCGTCCAAGAACGAACTTCTGCGATAGTAGTTGCACCTGCTGAATCTGCACCAATTTTTACTTGGCCGTTTTCTCCTGTGTATGTCGCCATTTTTAGTTCTCCTCTTTAGCGTTATTGGAATCTGCATCAAT